GCGCCTGACTAGGGTGGAGGAGTGGGAGTTAGCTCGCCTCGGACCCGAGGATGTCGAATCCGGTGGATAGGCTCACCGTTCGCTCACTGTTGGTGATGGGGCACCAGCAGGGGAGTTGCCTGCGGCCCGGAAAGGGTAACGTAGAGAGTGGGGTAACCTTAAGTACACATGGGCTATGCTGGAGTCACAGTATGCAGTCGGCTGCTCATGCCGATGTTCCATCCGAATACATGTGGAGATAATGGTGGTCCCCCCTTAGGGAAAAATTAAACACTAAAAATAAATAAATAACTAACTAAAAACAAAATACCTGGGACTGAAGGATTCCGGGGACCCGATCTTTATTAGCGAAACCTGTACCTGCTTATGTCATGTCCAATTCAGGGCCACATAATGCAAGGGCGGCTCAGCGCCGCGCAGAGAGAGAAATTGCGCCAGTACAGGATAAAACACAAAAGACACGTGGCAATAAAGCTTCCCCTCGTTTCGCCCCTAGAATTAGCGAGGAGGAACGCCTTGAGAAAGCTGAACTCGAGGCTGCCCAGTGCCGGGACCGGATTGCCTTTGCCTCTAAGTGGGGAAAGCGTCCGTTATCGCAGCACGTCGTCAAACAAATGAGCAAACCCCCCGTTGCTGAGGCAGGGGAAGGAAAGGAAGAAGGAAACTTCCTGACGGAAGACGACCCGTCACTCCAAACCCCCGATGACAAGGGAAGGCGTGAACCGGTCAACAAGGCTAAGGACGGCAACAAGAAGAGAGATTTGTTGCGTGCCGAGGAGTTGAGACAAAACTCAGCCGATGCAGGTGCCAGAGATGCGGCCCGCGAGATTGAGGTCCAAGCGCGTGAGGAAGTTGTTGACGTCCCTGAGGTACAGGAGAAGCCCGAGGACGATGCCCAGGAAGAGTCTAAGCGCCTGGAAGATATGGAGCGGTTTTGTTTCAGATTCCAGACGGGACTTCCCAAGCTAGCCAGGATAAAGCTGTTTCTTGGTTGGTTTTTCCTCTGTCTAGCCACCAGTGTTGGAGCTTTTGGCTCCTTCCTGAGCAGCAAGGCGTGGGGGGTGGCCATTAAGTTGGTACTCCATTTCGCCACTTACTGGTTCGGTGTGGCTCCGGACGACATCGTTTCAGATCTTATGGGACAGTTCTTTGATGCCGTTGACGGTTATTCCGTCATTTTACCAGTACTTTCAAATCTCTACCTACTCATTGTCGTGTCTTTACTGTGGGTTGGCTCCGTAGCTCTTATCGCGCGCTACAGGACGGGTAGTTGGGGTTTAATGCGTTGTTATCATGAGTATAAGGTGTTACATATACACGGCCGGGATGCACGAGATCTCAGAGCCGACTCATATTCGACGAGAGACCTCAAGCACAAAGATCCTTTTTATGCAGATGTTCGATATATTAAGGCCGATGTAGGTATGTTTTGGTTGACTGTCCATTCTCAGGTCAACATGGTTAGTCTGGAGTTGTTCACCCAGCTTTCCGTTCCTAACATCCTTGTTCCCAATCGCGACCCTAAGCTCGTAGCCCTGGCATTACAGCAGGCAGCCGGACGAGTGGACTCCATTAATATAAGCAGGTACAACGTGTTCAAACAACGTATGGACGGAGAATATGGAGAAGATACTTTCGGCAACACCATCCGGATGACGTGGGCATTTTACCTCTATCTTAGTGATAGGGCTGATGCCCAACCTTTTCGGTCGAGCCCCTGAACCCTAAACCGTCCTATCGGACGGGTCGTGCGATAGCCTACGGCTATAGGTACGGTGAGGTTGTACTCCCAAAGTTACCCAAGTGCAAAGCAAAAACAGTGTTTAAGACCAACGGAAGAGTCAAGAGATCTATAGACTTGCGTTCCGCTGTGGCCACTAGCCTTGGATGTCATGTTGAGGGAGCAGCATTACCGCACCCGGATCCTTCGGATCCCGACACGATATGGGCAGGGGTGATCAAAAGGTTTGCGTCGCAAACCCCCGTAGCAGACGGTGCTAGAATCAAAAGACTGAACTCTTTTGTGCGCCGTTGGCTGAAGAAGAACCTGGTTCCTTTGAAACCAGAGACGAACGTTGACGTTTCCGAGTGGCTGAAAGAAGCCAACTATCCTCTTTGGAGGAAGGATCAATTGGCAGAAACCCATGCCAAGACGGAGGGAAGCGTATGGTCCAATCCAAAGTTGAGAAGATGTAAATCCTTCATGAAAGACGAGTGTTATGCTGAATATAAGCATGCTCGTGCCATCAATTCACGTACAGATGAGTTTAAGTGCATTGTTGGGCCCATTTTTCATGCCATAGAGAAGGTTGTCTTTCAGCATCCCGCTTTTATTAAGAAGGTTCCTGTTTCGGAGCGTCCCACTTATATTTATGATCGTGTTTATAAGCAGGGCTCCACGTATATCGCTACCGATTATACTTCTTTTGAAGCGCTCTTTACCAGGCAATTGATGCAGGCAGTCGAGATTGAGATGTACCGTTACATGACGGCCTCTCTCCCCTGTCATCCAGAATTCATGCGCATTTGCGATGAAATTCTTGCCGGCCGGAATACTTGCTGTTTCCGTGACTTTAGCGTGACAGTCGACGCTACACGGATGTCCGGAGAGATGTGCACATCGTTGGGGAACGGTTTCTCTAACCTTATGTTCATGGAATTCCTTTGTGAGGAGGCAGGAT